TGGGAATTCATGTTGCAGGTAGTGACCAGACGTTTAGTGGATTTTCTGCAGTGCTCTATAGTGAAATGTTTGAATCAACTATTGTTGCGCAGGGCTCAGACTTTAGAAGAATTAAATTTTATAAACATTTGCCTAGATCACCAGGAACAAATATGAAATCCCAAATTCTGAAAAGTCCTTCGTGGGGAGTTTTGGCACCTTGCAAGACGAAACCTTGTCATTTACGCAAATTTGTTGTGAATGGTAGAGAAATCGACCCTTGGAGTATTGCAATTGGTAAGTACGATAAACCTGCCCCCACTTATATTGGTGATGTTGAGAAATTGGTTCAACTTAGTGTTCGTGACATGTTCGATGTCGTTACCGCACATCCCACACATTTTAGGGTTTTAGAATTGGAGGAAGTTGTTAAAGGTATTCCAGGTGATAAAGCTTTTCCATCTTTGGATAGAGGTACTTCAGCTGGTTATCCGTGGAACGTTACCCCTAAACCAGGGTTTCCAGGTAAAACCAGATTTTTTGGTTTTTCTCAAGAATTCGAAATGGATGATTCTAATCCTGATTTTGTTCTGTTGAAATCAAATATCCACGATTATATATCGATGTATGCCCTTGGTGAACGTCCAGAGTTCTTTTTTACAGGCTCGTTGAAAGACGAACGTAAAGAGATTCGCAAAGTTGATCTTGGTAAGACTCGTTACTTTGCAGGTTCCAATTTAGAGTATACACTCATATTTAACATGTACTTTGGTTCATTCAAAGCCCATTGTTACAACAACCGTATCCAGATTCCAGCTTGTGTAGGGATAAATCCTTATTCTCAAGATTGGGATCTATTGGGTAAATCGTTGTTGGCAGTTGGCAATAATATTATTGCATGTGACATCAAAGAATTTGATTCAACGCAACGGGCAGACATTTTACGCTGGATTGGTGATTTTATCATAGAATATATGAACTTGAGCAGAGAAATTCAGTTCATACAACGCGGTATTTGGAAAGAAGTCTATGCATCTAGACACATTTTTGGTTCTTCAGTATTTGAATGGGATGGATGTTTACCTTCGGGTCACCCACTTACTACCATCATAAATTGCATTTTCAGTAATTTTTTGTACAGGTATTGTTGGCACCATACTGTTGTGTCATC